GACTGCGGCGTATTAGCGACCTGAGCCGCTCCCTTCATCCCTGTCGGGTCTTTAGCCATTACTTGCCCTTCTTACCCTTGGCCGCAGCGCGGCGCTTAACGGAATAGGCGATGGCAACAGCCTGCTTCTGCGGCTTGCCAGCCTTCATTTCCGCCTTGATGTTTTTACGGAAGGCGCCCTTACTGGCGGACTTGACTAAGGGCATTAGCCCATCCGTCCGCGAGGTTTAATTGCTGGCGTAGGACGAAAATCCACGGTTGGATTAATTATGTTTTCGTTCATCGGTCGTTTTGGCGCACGAGGTTTTTGCATTTTTGGCTGGCTCATGCGACTTTGGGTAATCATGTCGCCAATCGTGGCACCGGGTGACACGCCTACAGGGCCGTACTTCATGTTTATTTCCTCTTTTTGGCCGTTTTGGCCGATTGACGGAACGCTTTAGCAGTCGGAGCGCCTTTGGCACCCACTTTCCGCATCTTTTCGCCAGAACCGGCAGCAATACGCTCCCGTTTAGCGTGAATGTTGGCGTACAAGCCCTTTTTAGCAGCCATTAGTTACACTTCCAGCGTCTGAGTGATGCCTTTGCGCGCTCTGCCGGGCCTTTGGCCTTGGCAACGACGCCTTTCATACGCGCACAGAACGACTTTTTGCGTCCTGCGTCTGCTTTAGTCTTAGGGCTAGGAGCGGGAGCCTTCAGTTTGCTGCCCGTGGCGCGGTTGTACTTCGCTCGACCCTTGGCGGTCAAACCAGCGCCCTTAGAAACGGGCTGCTTTTCGCCGCGACCAACGGAAAGCGATACGGACTTCTTAGCCACTCAAGCACCCATCCACGACGAGAGCATCTCGCCGCGTCCTGAAAACCTACGCTCGATTTTAACTCTTGACTCCCGACTTGCAACAGGGTACGCGAAAGTAACCGCTAAAGCATCTGCTGCGTCAGGGGAGGCCAAGCCTCTAGCCTTCATGTCTTTCTTGGCTTCTAGGGCTATGGCACCCGAAGAGTTGGTCTTGTACTGCGGGCTACAGAGGTCGGACTTCAGCAATCGTTCGTTCGGGATCGAGGCGGTACGCAACCACTGGCGCATATCACCCCACATCTCGGCACGTTTGTTTTGCCACATCGCAGGTTTTGACGACTTCCAGCCAAAGTTGACGCCGCGCACCTTGTATCGCTGTTCTTTCAAGCGATCCAAGATGCCGTAGCCGAGGCCGCCTTCGTCAAGGACTACAAGCGCTGGGCGGAACTCTTCGATTGCGTCGATTACTCGCCCGACAATCTCCATCGTATCTTCGCCTTTATATCTTTTAATCGCGACAATATCGCGTCCTTGGCGCGCGACAATGACCGTGGAATCATTGCCACTTCTAGCCGGATCAACGCCCAATACAATCGGAGCAGTTTCATCCTTGTACTTAGGGCGAGACGCCGCTTCGTCCACCAGGCTTGGAGGGATGAACTGGTCGTCTCCATCGGCGGGGAACTGTCCATACACTTCGATTCGGGCTTGCGGGGAGTCCGCGCCATACTCTTCGATGATTTGCTCGTAGACCGCTTTGTCGGTGTCTTCGACTTGCCGGGCGTCGATGCTTTGCGTCGTCCAGAAGTTCCTTTTCGCGTTGAAGCACTCATAGAAATAGCCCTCGTTTCGTCGTGGGTTGCTAAACGCAAACCAGAAACGGTTTGGCGTGTTCTCAGTAAAAAAGCCTGCGGTAACAGACCAGATAGGGTCAGGGATACCCGAGGCTTCGTCGAAGATGACCATCACGCCGTCGTGGTTGTGGACACCGGCATACGAGTCGGGGTTTTCTTCTGACCAGAGACGACCTTCGACAGACCAGTAACGGGTGCCTTTCTTAAGGTCGCGTTCAACGAGTTCAGCAATCCATTTAGCGGGCATCACGCGGGTAGCGCTAATCTCAAACCAATGCGAGTTGATCAGGAGCGCTGCCCACTTAGTGATTTCGGCCCATGTGATCGAGCGCAACTGCGCTTCCGAGTTAGCCGACACAATGGTCGTTGAGCCTATGCGTGTGGTCAGCATCCAGAGGATAAGCCACGAGACGAGTGCCGACTTACCGATACCGCGACCGGAAGCAGTAGCCATACGCAAGACTTCGTAGGCCGTGGCTTCCTTGTTCTTTTTCATGTGCGCGGCTACTTGGCGCAGCACTTCACGCTGCCACTTACGCGGGCCTTGGAAATGCTCAAGGGGCGTGTTCTTTTTCTGCCAAGGGAACACGAGCAGCACGAAGGCTTCCGGGTCGTCCTTAATAGAGGGCGACCAGAGTTTGCTCATCAGCAACTCTTCTTCTTCGGCGCTATAGATCGGCAGTTGCACTTACAGGCTCCAACGTCAGAAGTTTGGCGGGTTGATGCTCTAGTACCAAGTCACCGCTTCGCGGCGCTAGTGCAGGCGGTGTATCCGACACCACTCTTCCCTGAATAACGCGGGATTCCGCCTCTTGCAGTGCCGCGATGATACTGATCTGCGATTTAACATCGACCTGCACCTGGGTCTTAGCGACCCACCCATGCACGTGCTGCAAGAGAGCAAGTGCTGCCTTGCTATCGCCACCAAGAGCCGCCACGCGCAACTGGTTGGCCGCTTCAAATTCACTATCAGCACGACCTTTAGCCTCCGCGATAGCCGCAGCCCCATCCATCTGGCAGAGCCTACGATACTCGGTTGGCAGCATGTCCGCAGCAAAGGCTAGGGCGTCACCCTTTAGCCCCAGTTTGGCAGCCTCGTAAATCTTATCCAAAACCTCTTGAGAGGCTTTGAGTTCCCGAGGCTTAAAAGGGATAGACCTAAACGTCTCCATGCTTTGCCTCGTACTTAAAGGTGATCCCGTCGCATCGAGGTTTATCGGTGACCCAGCCATGAGAGACACGATGAGCGCACCAAATCTTGTTTTGCGGACGCGTCACTTCAGCAGACCAGAAGCAGGAACGGCATACCAAGGCAGTGGCAGCAAACTGCGACCACTCTTGCTCCGTCATTCGTAGTGCCATGCGTGGAATGTAACAGAAGGTTTGGCGAGAAGGAAAGTCGTTGTCTGCGCCTTTTGCGACTTTTCCCTAGTCCCCACGTATACGCGCGCGTGTGTGTATACGGTGCTTTTAGGAAAAAGGCGCAGAAGTCGCAACGTATGGGATTGTCCCATCGGGAGGCCGCGATCTCGAACGTCCGTCGAGACTGTGTGCCGAGGCGGAAGCGTCTAGGGATACGTTTAGTGCCTTAGGTATGCAGCACGATTGTGCTTTCAGTTTCCTCTCGGTCGCTACCAGCGCATCTGGTCAGACGTTGCAAGGGAAAGTTTAGCGGATGTAGAAAAAAATAAAAAGTTTTTGTGAACGCTTCGTAATCGTGACCGGTCACGCTCTGGCCCTGCCCCCCCTGTTGTTTTGCTGCAACACATTGTTGTGCGTGTACCACAAGCCTAGACGCAAACGATTCTCATGTAGTTATGTGAACGAGAATTGTTTACAACATGTGGTTAGCGTGCAACATGTGGCGTTTATGCAACAAGCCTGGTGTGTATACGTGACGTATATACGTGTGGTTTTTTTACCACACAAGCGCTGTGTTTTATGCAAGCACAGTGCTTTTATGCATTGTTAGTAAAAAACACGTCTTTTCCCCAATTGATATCACTATGACGAAAGGCGACAAACTGAGAAATAGACTTCTATTTTACTAACATCATGCCTAAGCCTTTGATTCTAGGCTTCTATCTTGTTAGTAGTCTCCAGCCCTTCAAGTACTGACAAATTTTCTGTTACTACTACAAAAAGCGCTTGCACATGCTTTTCAGGCTGTGCTATAAAACAATTGTTTACAGAAACAGCGCTTAGTTAGTGCTTTTCACTACTACGCTACTAACAGACTACTAACAGGGAAATTATGCATATGACACTTCGAAAACTACTTAATGCCACTGTGCTTGCGTGCTGTGGTGTGGCCGTGTTTGGCGTGCTTCTAGACTCTTTTGAATTGTTAGTGCTTGGCACTGTGCTAGCCGGAATTGCAGCACTGATCGAT